TAACTTCTTCACCTGTATTAATTTTAAAAACTTTAACTTCGTCTGACATTTCTTTTCTCCTTTTATATTTATTGTTATAATCTAATTATCATTGCGTATATGTCAATTAATATGAAAAACCCGTTCAATGCGATGATTGGTTTGTCTTTCATAATCACTCCAGCAAATACCCACATTATGTGAGCTACCAAAAACCCAATGAATGTTGCTGGGTTTAGTGATAACGCGACCGAGAATGAAATTCCCGCTGCGCTTACCATTACAAATACATTTGCAATCCATTTCCATCGTTCAAGCCATACAGCATTTGTTGTTAACTGGGTAAGTAAAAATGCAACTGACTGTATAAACAATGAAAATCTCCTGAAGGCGTCTATTATATATTATTCTTGCAAAGAAGTCAACAAATCAGAATAATTTTCAACTATTTCTGGACGGAAAGCGTAATAGAATGGAACATTATACATAATAATTTCAGACCCTTGTTGCAACCCTTCAACCAAATTGTTTGATGCATAAGTGTATTGTAACAAGTCTGATAACATTTGAACAGCATCTTCGTTGTTGTTAAATTGCTCTAACATAACATCAAATGCATTTTTATATTCGTTGTTTGAGTTATCAACTTGTGTGTTATACATATATGAGTATCCATTAACTGGAAATATGTAGAATGGTTCTTGTCCTTCAACTACTGGTAAGCTATTCTTTCTAGCATACACAAATAATGCACGTTGGCGCAAATCGTTAACTTTATCGTCAAATGCTTTATTGAATGTTTCTGTAACTGCTGTTGTCTTCTTTTGTTTTCTTACTTTAACTCTATGTAAATCGTCAAACGTAGTCGGTAGGTTTTTGAACAACGGTAACCCTTGCGATTCTTCAATGAATTGTCGACAATGAGTGATTACATCAGAAAGTGGGTCTTCTGCTTGCGATCGTGCATTTAAAATTTGGTCAATTAACATATTCCCTCTGCGATATTTATGAGGGTAGGATCGCAGAGGGAAACAATTAATATATTAGCTCCGTGTTGACTCGTTAATTGAGTCGATTAGTCGATTACAATCAGTAATGATTTTTGATACTATGTAAGTCGGACTACGTTGAATACTATCAATGAAATAGCTGAATTCGACTTGATGGTCGTACAGTTCAGTTCCTTTTGTATTCTTGTTACCGAGTGGCTGGATTGCTTTCGCAAACGCATGGTTGAGATAGTTTACGACCTGATCTCGATCGATTTTCTTTGGCTCGTATGCCATATGTCACCCTTTATTAAAGGTTTAAAAAATGTTATGATTTCTCATAACGCCAAGTGAACTATACCATAGTTCATTAAAAATGTCAACTATTTAAAATTTTTCTTCTTTAATTCTGCGTAGTTAGTCCAAACAACATATTTGTGGTCACACTTAACACAAGTCGATCCACTTTGCATGGTTGCACGAGTCTGCGCTGTTACTTCTTTAGTGAACTCGTGATCACAACTACTACATTTGAATTGACAAGTCACTGTATCGGTTTAATCTCGGTGAATGTCGATGAAGTAATCTGGATCGGTTAAATCATAATCCATTTCAACCGCATATTCTTCGGCTTCCTTTTCTGAATTAAATGGGCCTGCGATCGGTTCAGGACCTCTTCCAGCACCAGTTGCATCAAAATATATTGCGAACTTTTTCGCACTTTCGTTTATTTGTTTAATCAATTCCATTATATTCTCTTTTGTGGAGGGGTGTGTTTATGTGCAGGTACTTTAATTGCGATATCAGTATCGAGTGTTCGGTTCAAATCGTTGAGCAATTTATATGCATCGTCGTACATTGCTTGCATAACGTCTTCCGCAACATGATTACTAAATCGTTCGACGTAGTGCATCATTTGAAAATCGAGATATCGTAATAGTGCATCTTTTTCTGTATGAGTCATCATAGTATTTAGAACTCGTTCAGCTTATCCATGTAAAAAGTTTTTGCCTTAGATGTTATCTGTTTGACAACATCTTTCCATTCAAGTTCGTTTGCTTCAAGTGTGTCCATCTCTTCCTTTTGAACATCTTGATTGACCCACTTCAAGTATTTCCCCATATTCTTCATTTCAAAGTCAATGTTCATTTCTTTCAAGTGTTCAAGACCTTGAACAAGGCGCTCGTGGGTAACAACAAGTGCAACGTATTGTTCGATTGATTCGACTTTTTGCGGATCGACTGTTACAGTTTTCTTCTCTTTGTTAGATTTGCCAGAATGCTTTTGTCCTTTGACCTTGAACCAATAGTCAGACAGGTGTGGATGTCCTTTTCGGACCCACACAACACCTTCGCCAATCCCCTCAACACCGAAGCATTTTGCCCAAGGACAACATTCTTCAACATCATGTGTAATTCGTTGAAGTTCTTCAACAACAGCTTCTGGGTCTTTAAAATCGACGGTGATCTCGTATGTTGGAATATCAAGAATATTGAAAATTCTGTGATCCAACGTTTGCCACGAAACGTCATTTTTAACATATTCTTCATTTACCCAAGCACCAAAAATTACCCAATGCTTTTCGAGTTGGCTGACACCAGTTCCGCCTTGAATTCCTTTACCGACCCATTCACCGTAGATTGTAATATCATCTTTCGGATTTGGGGATACTTTGTGGAACAGGAATCTCAAATCGGGTTCAGGAATTGCTTCAATGAATTTTGTAAACCCATAATTGTCATCGGTATTGCTGATAATACGCTCACGAGATTGACATTGAATTTTCCCAGACGGAGTACGGCGTACTCCACAGTTTGTACCGTGTAGTTTCACTGTCCCAACATAATCTACTGTTGGGATCAAATGTTCTTTTTCAGTTCGCTCGTGATACAGTTGTATCGTTTTGACGACATTTCTGTATTGACCGATGCTTGACCACTTCTTCATTCTTGTTCCTTCTTAACTATGACGATATATGTTGATCCTGTCGGTAACATGTTAACCATCCACCGATTTACGAGATCACCTTTTTCTTCTATCAGATCTCTACACGGATACCATGCGTCGAAAAAATAATATTCCATTTTGCTACCTATTTCTCGCTTTATGTTCCCCTATTATACATTATTTCGCTAAATAAATCAACCTTTATTTTTTCGTTGACTAACCCCTGCAAAATCGTGTATAATATATGGACAATAATAACAACAATAAATAAGAATAATACAAAATATGAAATCAAGATATATTGAAGCCTACATGAAGGTGGCTTACACGTTTGCTGAATTATCACACTGCAAACGAAGAAAAGTTGGTTGCGTCATTGTTAAGAATGACACGATCATTTCAATCGGGTATAATGGCTCTCCTGCTGGATGGGATAACTGTTGTGAGGGGGAGGATGGGTTAACACTTCCACACATAATCCATGCAGAAATGAATGCTGTTACAAAATTGACTTGTAGCAATGAGTCATCTGTCGGTAGTGAAATGTTCATTACAACAGCCCCATGTTTACCGTGTGCAACAGTTTTGTCAGAAATTGGACTTACACATATATATTATGCCGAATGTTATAAAGGCACTGAAGGTTTAGAACATCTAAGTGCTCGTGGGATACCTGTCTCACAAATTAAATAATAATAAGAATTAGGAACATAGATGAAAGATATAAAAGAAATGTGCGTCACCAAACGTGACGGCTCACCAGAGATATTTGATCTGGATAAAGTACACAAAGTACTATTTTGGGCGACAGAAGGAATAAACGGCGTATCAGTATCTGAGATTGAAATCAATTCTCATATTCAATTTTACGATAAAATAGAAACAGCTGAAATACACGAAACACTTATTAAGACAGCAGCAAATCTTATTACAGAAGAAACACCAAATTATCAATTTGTTGCTGCACAATTAGTTAACATCACATTACGTAAGCAAGTTTACAATTCATACGAGCCGCCAAATTTGTATGAGCATGTTGTCAATAATGTTGCTCTTGGAAAGTATGACATTGCCATTATCAAGAAGTATGATGTTGATGAGTGGGATCGATTAAACAATATTGTCAAGCACAACCGAGATACTTTTTTGACGTATGCCGCTATTGAACAATTTCGGGGTAAGTACCTCGTACAAGATCGTACGCAAGGAATTTATTATGAAACACCTCAAATGGCTTACATATTAATTGCTGCAACATTGTTCGCGGATTATCCAAAAGAGACTCGTATGCAATATGTCAAAGAGTATTACGATGCAATCTCGAAAGGCTCCAAGTCTACCATTACTCTACCAACTCCAGTCCTTGCTGGAATTCGAACTCCAACAAGACAATTTTCAAGTTGTGTATTAATTGAAACTGGTGACAGTTTAGATTCGATCAACGAGACAGCTTCATCGATTGTCGACTATGCATCTCGACGTGCAGGCATCGGAGTTAATAGTGGAAGGATTCGTGCAAAAGGATCAGCAGTAAAAGGTGGAGAAGTATTTCACACAGGAAACATTCCTTTCTTAAAATATCTTCAAAATGCATTGAAAAGTTGTTCGCAAGGTGGTGTTCGTGGAGCATCAGCAACTGTGTATTTTCCAATTTGGCATTTGGAAGCGGACGACTTGATAGTGTTAAAGAACAACAAGGGAACTGATGAAACACGCGTACGTCATATGGACTACGGTGTGCAGTTAAATGGATACATGTACAAGCGTTTAATTAGCGATGGCAACATTACTTTATTCAGTCCAAATGATGTCCCTGATCTTTATGAAGCATTCTTCAACGATCAAGAAAAATTTGCCGAATTGTATGAGAAGTACGAACGAGCGTATAGTGTACGTAAACGAACGATTCCTGCTATTGAATTAATTTCAAGCTTGTTGATGGAAAGAAACAACACAGGAAGAATTTATGTTCACAACGTTGATCACACAAACTCTCATAGCTCATTCAACGAAGAGACAAGTCCTGTTCGTATGTCAAACTTGTGTGTTGAGATTACACTTCCAACAGCACCACTAACAAAAGATAGTCGGTCTCGCAATTATATGGGACCAGAACATCATGAAGACGCTCAAGAATTCCAAGAGAAGTATGGAGAGATTGCTTTGTGTACACTATCGTCAATTAACATCGGTGCAATCAACAGTCCAGAAGAATTTGAGCGACCTGCTGAATTAGCAATTCGTGCTTTGGATGAATTACTCGACTACCAAGACTATCCAATGATCGCAGCAGAGATTCCTGCTAAGAATAGACGATCGCTCGGAGTTGGCATTAGTAATCTTGCTTACTTCATTGCAAAATCTGGAGCATCTTATTCAGATGGATCGGCAAACGATTTAGTTAATGAATACGCAGAAGCATTTTCATATTACTTGATTAAGGCATCGAACACATTGGCAAAAGAAAAAGGTCCGTGTAATTGGTATGAAGAAACAAAATATTCAAAAGGAATTCTTCCAATTGATACATATAAGGCTGCGGTCGATGATATCGTATCAAAGAAATCATATATCAATTGGACTTCATTGAGAAAAGATATTCAAGAGTTTGGAATGAGAAATTCAACAACAATGGCACTGATGCCTGTTGAATCAAGTTCACAAATTATCAATGCTACGAATGGAATCGAACCGCCTCGTGGTTGTGTTGTTGTTAAAGGATCAAAAAGTGGATCTCTTTCACAGGTCGTTCCAGAAATTCATCACTTAAAGAATCGTTATGAATATTTGTGGGATATGCCAAATACTCGTGGGTATTTAGAGATTGCAGCAATCTTTCAAAAGTATGTTGATCAATCTATATCAACGAATACTCATTACAATCCTGAGAACTACGAAGAGAAGCAAGTACCAATGTCAGAACTAATTAAGGATTTGGTATATGCTTATAAATTAGGAATTAAAACTCTGTACTATCAAAACACATACGATGGTGCAGGTGAAGTTGAATTCGCAAATGAAAGCGAAGAAGACTGCGAAGCTTGTAAATTATAACGGAGAACATAATGTCAAACGTATTTAATCAAAGTGCGACAAATCATCTAAAAGCAAAAATGTTTTTGGATGCAGGTGGTGGTCCTAAACTTGCTCGATACGAGGAAGTAAAGTATCCAACATTTGAAAACTTTACTGAGAAGCAGTTGAGTTTCTTTTGGAGACCAGAAGAAGTTGATTTGTCAAAAGATAAATTAGACTTCCGTGATTTGACGGCACATGAACAACATATCTTTACGAGTAACCTATTCCGACAGATATTGTTGGATAGCGTTCAGGGTAGAGGACCAAATTTAATGCTACTGCCAATCACTTCACTTCCAGAATTGGAATGTTGGATTGAAACGTGGGGAGCAAACGAGACTGTACACAGTCGCTCGTATACACATATCATAAGAAATATCTATGCAAATCCAACTGAGATATTTGATCAGATTACTAAGATACCCGAAATTCTTGACTGTGCAGTTGACGTGTCAAAGTATTATGATGAGCTACACCGATGGAATACAATTTATCAAGCATACAAGATCGGTAAAGTTAAAACGTATGGTAGCGAAAGTCAATATGCGCATAAGAAGGCGTTGTGGCTTTGTATCAACAGTATCAATATTTTGGAAGGAATTCGCTTCTATGTTAGTTTTGCGTGCAGTTGGAATTTCGCAGAACAAAAGAAAATGGAAGGGAATGCAAAACTTATCAAATTAATCTGTCGTGACGAAAATCTTCATCTTGGATCAACGCAATATATGATCCGCACATTACCGAAAGATGACCGCGTATATGCGAAGATTCAAAAGGAAACAAAAGACGAAGTACACCAGATGTTTCTCGATGCTATGCGTCAAGAGAAGGAATGGGCTAAATACCTGTTTAAAGATGGATCAATGATTGGATTGAATGAAGAAATCCTTCACCAATATGTTGATCACATCGGCGTCAAGCGAATGAGAGTCGCTGGTTTGGATATCGATTTTGATTATCCAACATCAGATCCATTGCCTTGGACAAAGAATTGGATTAGCGGAAAGGAAGTGCAAATTGCACCACAAGAAGCAGAAATATCATCATATCTTGTATCAGACATTAAACAAGATGTAGATGCTGCTTCATTAAAAGATTTAGAATTATAGGAATAAAATAATGGAAATAACAGTTTATGGCACGACCACTTGTCCGCATTGTGTAAATGTGAAGACCTTTTTGGAAAACAAAGAAGCATCGTACGATTACAAACTCGTAGGAAAGGATTTATCGATTGAACAACTTGGTTCAATTGTCGGACGACCAGTCCGAACAGTTCCTGTTATAGTTGTTGATGGTGATGAGTTAAGTTTTGACTCACTAAAACTTAAAGTCGATATGTCGACATTAACATTATGATAAACGAACAAGAATTTTTAGATTCGCTCAACTCAGGAATCGCACCAGTTACTATTGACGAGTTCATCGAAGAACTTAGACAACTTGCAAAAGAAATTGATCACAAAGAAACATGAAATTAGAGAACCTATTCGAAATGTATACTGCTTTAGTTCTTGACAAAAAGTCAAGACGGGAATTACAAAAACAGTTCCCACCTAAGTATCCTGACTTTATTGGACATCACGTCACGCTAAAGTTTGGAGTACCAAAAGATACACCTAAACCATCACAACCAAAGACGGTTCAAGTCGTTGGTCGCGCAGATGATGGAAAGGGCGTAGAAGCACTTGTGGTCGCCGTAAACGGAAAGACAAAGCGACCTGATGGCAGTACATATCACGTTACGTGGTCGATAGATAAATCAGCAGGAAGAAAGCCAGTTGATTCAAATAAAATATTAAAGAATGGATTCGATAAAGTTGAACCGATCCCCATCAAAATTTCACCGGAATTACTACAATGAATTTAGACGAACTTTTTGAAGCGGAGAAAGATGTGGAATATAAAATCTATGTTGACATGGACGGCGTGCTTGTAAACTTTTTAAAAGGGATTGAAAAAAAGCTTGGACATCCTCATAGTGAAACAAGATACCAAAAGGATTCAGCGTACCGAAAACGTTTCTGGTCGACTATAATGAAGTACAGCAAGGATGGACATGAGTTCTGGTTTGAGCTTGAACCAATGGATGATATGAGAGAGTTGTGGAACTATGTTAAGAAATATGATCCAGAAATTTTAACAGCGACAGGGACATCAACCAAAAAGAATGCTGGTGAGCAAAAACGGAAATGGATTAAGAAACATCTTGGTAGTGGTGTAAAAGTTAACGTGACTGAACACGGAAGTCAGAAAGGTCCTGAGTTTGGTGGTGAGAATAAAATATTAATTGATGATCAACAAAAATCAATCAAGCCATGGAAAGCAGCAGGTGGGGTTGGAATACTACACACAAGTGCAGCAAAAACTATTAAGCGCCTAAAGAAGTTAGGACTTTAGCCCCAACCCTCAAATTCAGTAATACTTTCATAAGATTCTTCGTGATCTTGTTCGACACAGAATGTCGCCCACTCACTTAGACCATCAAATTTCATATTATACGTTGAATCAAACACAGCGCCATCTTCGGAAACAACAACTCCGTAGATTCGTTCTGCTTCGTCTGGGTTCATGTTTTGTACTGAATGAATTGTGTGATTTATTTCACTGGCAATTGTGCCATGATTTCTACTCATTATTATAGTCCTTTGATATCTCTTTTCATTTTAAGCTCTCTTATTAATCTTTTTAATTCTCTGTTATTGTATTTTGGATGTTTCTTTGGAATTTCATCGACAAGACTATTCAACGCATGTTCAACGATAGCTTGTTCTTCACGACACAACTCGGCACTTTTGTACATCTTACAATCCTGGGTTTATGTCTTTCATGCTACACTTCCAACAATTGTAGATAAAGCGTTGAATGCTTTTTCTAATTTTGCTTTCTTTTCGATATCATCACAAAGCGCATCGATTTTCTCTATGTCTAATAAATCGGCGACAAGTTCATCGTACTCATCTTTCGATAATGATTTGAGTTCGTACGCTTCTGTTAGTTCACTAAGAACTTTTGCGGTGCGTTTAATGTCTTCATCATCATCTTTTAAAAATTCAGTTATATCCATTATCTCACCTTAGATGCTTCTGCTTGTAATGCACGATTTATTTGTTGAATCAAAAAGTTAACCTTAAATGTGCAGTATGTGTCGCTCATTGTACCACTTGCAAATCTCTTATCAAGTTCAGTGACGTTCGCGAGTAGAATCTTTGCAATAGTAACTGACTGTTCATTGTCTGGTAAGTGCTTTGAGTATGTGTAGAGGAACTTTGCTTCGTGTTTAAGACCGTCCAAATCATCAGCAAATGTATCTGGTTCGGCACAACTTTGAAGCGCTGTATCGGCCTCAAGGTGCAATCGAGCAAGTGATGCGTATTCGTTGTTATCGAAATGTGCTCCAAATAATGAGCAGCCTGATAACGCAATGAGTACGGTTGTTATAAGTAATATTCGCATTTGTCTATAATACCTTATGATTATTTATACAAATCATAAAATTAGATAGCAACTAGTCGATATCCAACGAACGCGTGATCCTTATCCCATTGTTTACACTGGTGAAGATAGCGTTTTACCGTCAACTCACCTAATTCATTAATTACAAGTTTCTCTGTCAACTCGTGACGTGTCATTTTCGAAATAGCAGCATTCGTAATATCTTCGTCTACGTATCGGACCTTTGACCGTAACGTACGAAGATCCTTTCCGTGAAAGTACATCAACCGTTCTGCTACTCGACCGTGTAACTCATGCTTTTTACTCATGATTTAATAAACCCCACTTTCTCTTTTTCGTGACTGTTGTCAGATGAAATATCAAGATTCATCATTGCTGCTAATCGTTCAGTCGCGTCTCTCAACGACACTTCGAATACCTCAACAGAGATGATAAGTTCTTTAATATGAGCAAGAGAAAATCCTTTGGTGGAATGAATCCAATTATTCAATTCGTCTGCTCGACCATGATGATCAAGCCTTGGATTTTTCGCTCTCAAATAAATTTCACGTGCTTCGGTCGATGGCATTCCAATCTTCTTGACGATATCAAAACGACTTGGACGGTTAGTCAATCGCTTATCCAATCGCTCAGGATAGTTTGTCGTTGCAATGAATACAACGTTGTCAATTTGCAATTCGCCATCAAGTAGTGCCAACAAATCTGCTTCGCCATAACGCTGCGATACAGCATCAATGTCTTCAACAATAACAACGATTGGACGATCTGGTTCAATTCGCCTCATCATTTCTAATCCTAATGCACCAAATGCTGGATTTTGAACATATACAGCAATTCCGCCTTTGGCAACAATCTGTGCTGATATTAGTTGGACAGTGCTCGTCTTTCCGCTTCCAGGAGGACCCCACAAAAGAACTCCACGCTTCCATAAGAAACCGAAATCACGAAAGTGTTGTTCTTTTGTCCAAAATGTTTCAATTTCAGCGATTACTTGTTCCGACGCGCTGTCTGGAAGTATCATCAGATCATCAAGATTGATTTCTCTCTTTGAGAAATAAATTCCCCGATCGTTTGAAAATTCGATTGTGTACTGACCATCTGGAAGAATGTTTACAGATTCTTCGCAAGGACTAAATGTGTGACCATACATCGCCCACATTCTTGCATTGGTGTTCATCAATTTTGGTCCGATATTATTATTGTCCAATGAAGCTTCTGCTACTTCTGGTTGATCCCATCCAGTTACACTGTCATCGTCATAGTCGTTTTTTCTTTCGGACACTTTGGTGTTAAATTCGTTCAGATCTTCTTTATCACTCATTATCGTATTCACCCTTATTGTATTTTACGAGGACTTCTTTTAATTCTTTAATATATATCATACGCCGTTCTCCCTCAGATTTCAACAGTTTTTTATACTGCGCTAACTGCAAGAGAGCGTCATCCAGTTTTGTTTGAACCTTATCTTTCTCTTCTTCTGTGAACCTATACACAGGAAGATCAGCGATATAATCAACGTGTACAATCTTAATCTCTTTGAGAAAATCTTTCAACTCAGCACGTGACCCAATCTTCTTAGCCATTCCACCAACGTTACGTCTGATTGCCGTGATGATGTCTTTGTATCGCTGTATATCGACTTCAATGAGTGATGCAAGGCGGATATATCGATCTTTGTACCACTTCAATCTCCAATCACAAAACAGCTTGATAACTTCACTATAATCGGTTGACAAAACATGCTCACCATCAAAATCAAGAACATTCATATTCTCGGATACTGAGTTAATTAGGTTCAACTTTTTCAGCATCAGTTTCTTTGACGTGTTGTCAATCTTGCGTCTTCTGAATTTTACTTCAATGTCGATCTTGTCTTTTGAACTATCAGTAAAATCTACAACGAAGTCACCTTCGTCTACCAACTTCAATAAATTGTTGGTAAACTTCTCGTGTGAAACTCCGTATGGTAGTTTTGTAATTTGGAGCGTAGTTGCGTTAACTTTTTTGAAGTCGCCTTCAAAAATCCAACGTGTAGTTCCTTTTGCATCTTCTGACCAATCACTCGCAACATTATCTGTCGGAACAAATGCACACATCATCTCTTCAAAGTTCTTACCTGACAAATACAAAATCTGTGAATCAATAATGCTATTAAGATCACGAGGAAGAATAGTAGATGCAAAACCTACTGCAATACCTTCTGTTGGGTTCAACAAAGAAATTGGAACTAATGGAATGAAGTGTTTTGGTTCTTCAAGTGTTCCATCATAATTTTCAGTCATCGGTACAAGTTCGATGTCTCTGAATACAACATCTTTTGTAAAATCAGAAATCTTAACACTTGTGTATCGAGCAGCACCGTAAGCAGTCGGATTCAACATTGTCCCGAATGCACCCAAGCCTTTCAGTAACGGAATGTTATTTCCGTATGGAGCAGCCAATGTGTTGATCGCTCCTTCTGGTGCTGCGTGAGGATGAAGCGGCATTGTCGCACCAGCAAGTGTCGCACTCTTGAACTTCTCCCCTTTACGAGCAGTCCAAAGAACTCGGCGTCCTCCTGCTTTTAATCCATCAGCAATCGATGCGATGGCACGCATTTGTAAAACATACAGAGAATATTCTCTGCGTTCATGATTTACATATTGTGAACTATTCATATTTTCATACTCGGTCTACGTTGTTTACACATATCAACAATTTTACTAAAATTGATGGGTTTATATTCGTGGAACTCACAATTAACATTGATGTGTTGTAAGTCCATTTGTCTCTTCGCAGCTTTCCCTGCATGTGGACCTCCATGCAAATGTCCATGAATGTTAAACCATGGTTCTATCAAGTTTTGCATTGGATAGTGAGTGAACACCAAACTTACTTCATCGATATCAACATTTAAAATCAAATGCTGTTCATCAAAATTTAAATTGCGCAACTTCTTTCTGTTGAAGTCGTGGTTACCAATAATCAAAATCTTATATCCGTTGCATCTGTCTAACAATTCATTTGTAGTTTCGTCTTTCATAAACGAGACATCGCCAACCCAAATTCCAATGTCGTCAGGTTGTACGTAATCGTTATAATTTGCAACGAGATGCTCATTCATTTCGTCTACGTTCGAATATGGACGTTCGCTAAATTCAATAATGTTCTTGTGTCCAAAGTGTAAATCACTCCACACCCAAATCTGTTGACGGGTGTAGGTAGCAAGGTCAAGTTGCTCTTCCACACCTTCTGCTAATTTTGTTTCAATATTCCGCCACTTTTCAATGTGTCGAACACGTGGACGGATTGATCCACCGTAGTTTACTGTCTTTCCTAAATCTTCGAGGTACTCTCCACGAAGCCATTCTAATTCGCTGTTCATTCTTGTAACCATACCTTTCTATTATCTGCACTCGGACCAAATAATAGTTCGAGTGTTTCTTTCATTTTGCCATCATCCGTAATCGGAATTAGCGTATCTGTTTTCCCACTGAGAATCATTTCCCAGTCATCTTTAACCATTGACCCAAGTCCCTTGTAGTAATTAACGTCCCAACCTTTGTATCTGTTCTTTCCTTTCTCGTATGTTTCACGAGTTGTAAAATGTACACGTTTCTTTCCTTTTGTCAGTGCAACGTTCGGTGCGACAAGACGGTAAAGGAATGCTTCATAATTCGGATCAAACAGCTCGGGCCAAAATGTGTAAATCAGATTGACAAGAAGCGTAAAAATATCACTACCATCATAGTCAGCGTCTGTTGCAATCACCAGTTTACCGAAATGTAAAGCATCTCGTTGTGCTTTCTTGCCTGGAACCAATCCAACTGCTGCGAGAAGATTTGTTATCTTTCCCATTTGCAATATTTGTGCAGGAGTATTTCCGTACACGTTATTAATCTTACCAGTCAGTGGGAACGATCCAGTGTCAAGAGGATTACGTGCTTCTGTAATCATACTCGCAGCCGACAATCCTTCTGTAACAAGTAACTGGCAATCAAATCTTACTTTGTTAGTCGCATCAACCAATCCTGGCACTTTCTTGTGCATCGTCTTTTGGTGATCCTTGATTGCTTTCTTGTTCGCACTTGTGTGATGACGATCGACAGCTCGTTCCATTACTTCTTCAAGCCATCCTTTATTCTTTCTCGCAAATGCTGCCCAACCTTCGTTGACCATCTTCGCCATTTCGATACGAGTATTTGGACCAGTCAAACGAGTCTTTGATTGTGCATCGTATTCAGGGTTTTGAATTTTCAAATTACCAAGAACGAGGACATTCTGTCTGACGTCATTTTTTGTAACATCAACTTTCTGTTTCTTTGCTTGTGATTTCAAATGCGTGATCGCACTATCATAAAAAGCGTTCAGAAATTGTGTATTGCACAACCCACCATCAAATAACAACGAACTGTTGACCCAAGAAAATATTTGTTCATCGATTGAATCGTTGACACCAAAGATCACATAAAATTCCATTGTGTTCAATGCTGTCTTGTATTCAAACTTATGATACGTGCCTTCATCAAGAAGGGTAGATTTTGTTATTTGTTGAACAACATCTTCTAACCCTTTTTTGAATTTATACTTCTCCCCATTATAATCTACTACTACACCAGGATTCGTAAAAGCAATTTCAATTGCTCGATTGTTCATCAAACGATCATCAAGAATTGGATCAGAAAAAACTTCCTTGTCCAACGTGAATGAAACTTTTGTTCCAGTCTTTGTAGCAGGTCCTTTTCGAATTGAAGGTTTAGAAATTGTCTTAGCACCATTTTTAAATGATTGTTTATACAATTTCCCATCACGGTTAATTTCGATGTCGAAATTTGTGCTGCAATAATTAGTACAAGCACTACCAACACCATTCTGTCCGATAACACCTGCTTCTTTATCGTCAGAGAAATTTCTACCTGCTCGTAATGAACCAAGAGCAACTTCTGGCGTGAACTTTCCTGACTTGTGCTTGTCAATCGGAATACCGCGACCGTTGTCTTGTATGCTGTATCGTGCTTCGCTTCCTGACCATCGTTCGATTGTCAGAGTTTTGTTTCGTTGTTTGAGGTGAGCAAATTCGTCAATACTGTTGTCGATAATTTCTCCAACTGCTTTATAAACAGCAGGAACAAACTCGACGCCTTCGATTGAGAATCTATCATTTAAGAACATAGGAACTGGATATGCTGTCGAATGCATGTTCCCTAAATAAATTTGTGTTCTTAGTCTAACGTGTTCTCTGTCCGTTAATATTTTGATATCATCGGCAGTATAATCTTTTTTCTTAGCCACGTACGTTACCCTATTAAATTGTTACTGTGTATATACACTATACAACAATATAGGGGATAAATCAACAGTTATTTTTTCGCATTTTTACAGAACATACCGATCGCAGTTTGAGCTGCGAACTCAGAATGTGTGTTATTGGCAATCGATTTCATCACATATAATTTACCAAATCGATTCACAGCCTCATTCATATCCTTACAAGATCCAATGTCAGGGAATCCAACACTCCATCCTAATTTGACTGCTTGGTTTGCTAACAAGTGTCCATCACCAAGCCTATCAGGAATTACTACTTTCGGCCGTTGACTTCTATTTAGCCATTTGATTTGTTCTTTTGTCAATTGATTGCCGAACATCGCGACACCATCAATTGACACAGCATCAAAATATCCTTCAACAACATATAAAGGCAAGTCAGGATTTTTGAATAATTTATCGTACCCATAAATTATTTTATCTTTCGGGGTTGTTGGACTAAGATATTTTAATTTCATCTTAATCAATGATCGTCCTTGATAGTGAACCAGTTTGTCATCTTTGTATATTGGAATGATGACACGACCTTTCCATTTTGTATATTTTGTATCAGCTTTACCAGTTGATAAAAAGAAGCGATGTTTGTCAGGATCGATTCCTCGATCGTGTTCAAGATAATCTCTTGCTATGATACTCCACTTATCAGTATCGTCTTCAACAAGTGGATAAAAGTGTTTTGGTAATTCTATTTCAGCTGGTTCAATTTCAATGTATTGTTCTTTTGGTTTTACCTTCCTTCCGTTGAAAGCCATACCAGATAATAAAACTTGTTTCCATTCATCATCTGGAATATTGAACGCATCAAGAATTTTAATCATCGTATCAGGCATCGATCCGTCTGACTCAGGATCGTATGGATCGTATAATGATTTGTGTCCACAATTGAAACAATTATATCCAACTGTTTTTTCATCAAACTTAAATCCAGCACGAGGACCCTTCTTTCCGTGATCGTTACACACTTTACACAATACGGAGTAAAACCCTCTTCCGTTTGGTTGAGGGGGTAAAGGAATATTGGAACGAATTACCTCTTCGAGATTTACTTCTTTCATCAGACCATTATACTTGATCTGATGGGTAAAATCAACTTACTTCTTTATTGCAGCCTTTTTTGCTTTCTCGGCAGCTTTAAATTCTCTGTTCATAATTTTAATCATGTTATCGATTCGTTTACGTACTTCATCACTTCCCATCCAGAAATCTTCACCCTGAATGACTCGAGTTATTTCATCATCAGTTAAAAATGGGGTATAAATTCGACGTGCCATCTTTGAGAATTCAGTTGATGTCGCAGCAACCTGAGCAGCAATTTCATGACCTTTACCATAAGCACCACCACTATAATTGTGAATCATAAACATACAGTGATCGTTAACGACGAACTCGTCACCCGATAAGAAGATCAAAGTTCCAAGTGAACAAACTTCACCTTCAAGAACTGTTATAATATGTGCTAACGAATTATTCATCGCACTGATCATTTGTATTCCTGTGTCTACCCTGCCTCCAGGCGTATTTAAGTAGATATAAATCACATCACCTTGACCAGCAGTTTTGATTCTGTGTATCATTTCAACGTATTTGTCAGGTTCACCGACTCCTTCGCTTATATAGAAGTGGTGTATTTTTGGCCCTGACTGTGGAGCTTCAAAATATGTAAACGGTTTTGGCTCAGGAGGGGTTTGCGGTTGATCTTCTGCTTTTAATGTTGTCATATATTTGTGCTCTTTGTTATTGTTATAAATTTATTTATGGCACAAAAAAGGGGATGAACGATGTCATCCCCTTCGTGAATTTCTGTTGCCAGGTATTTCTTACCCCGTTATGGCTTTGCGGGTTAGGCAGCCATAGCAAGTGGCGCAACTGCTGCATTCTTACGACCGAAGTCTGCGAATACTACATTGTCACCGTAAACGTTGTCATTTGCGTTTATAGTTTTGTGCTGTTTACGTCAGTCACCTCTCGATCATCTCCAGTCATTCTCCGCAACCACGTCGAATCCAATTCTCCCCCAATGTAAATCTTTAGTTGGTGGAAGAGGCGGTGTCGAAACCGCGTCCGCAATCCATCGTACTTCCTTCATCGATGATAAGTCTATTTATACACCATCCTAAATAAAATGTCAACAATTATTTGATTCTGTGTATATCAAATTCGCTGATTTTGTCATCCTTAAGTAATTTAACTAGACGCTTGCGCGTGTATTGTCGGCTTTCTTCATCATCTTTTTGCGCTAACATTTTCTTGACGTGACCCGACCAAAAATAGTCGCTTTTGACACGAAATGCGTCATCAACGTCAATCAGTGTCATTACACCTCCACTAGATCTCATTCGAGCAATGTCAAATTCTGCGTCTGGATGTTGATCAATATATTTTAACACATCATCGTGTGTTGCACGTTCCCAAACTTTCGATTGTTCATTTAGTTCTTTTAAAAGTTTCATAATATTATCCTAAACACTTATTTATTAAAACGCCAACGGTTAAGTTCCGTTTTCGAGCATACAGTACCGAATTGTCTTAACTCCGAATGCTTTTGGGTCGTGATATCCATTACGATATGCTTCACGGACCGTTCGAATGTTACCCATTCGTTGTAGTTTGGTCAGCGGCAAATCTTTCGTCATTCGTTTGAGATCGGCAAGTTGATCTTCAACTGTATCAATTTTTGTTCCAGCGTGAATTGCTGTTTCGTATCCAAAAATTCCTTTTGAGTTGCAATATTGAATTGTCGGACTCAACGAATCGAGTTGCGCCTGTTGCTTTGTGTTTGACCATGAATAGAATCCATATATCTTTCCGATGTGTGTCTCGTTTACGGTAAGTACAAGGTCTTTTCCTTCTTGATTCGTTCTGAACACGAATTCAGAAGTAGTCATAAGTGGTATAACAGTGAAGTCACCTGCATGTGCGTCTCCGTGACCTTTATAAAGACCACACGAAACACCCAAGATCATAATGCTTGCTAATATTAAAAATTTCATATCTGTATTTCCTATTTTGCGGACGTACTTTTATTCGCCCAATTTAGATCCAAGTCGCTACCATATTCCTTAATGATATCAATCTTATCAACAACATCGGTGCCAGTTGGAAGTTTGTCAATTTTCATATCTCCAATATCATATGAAAGCGTGACATGCGTTTTGTACTCGTCGTAGTCGTGTGTTGCCTTGTGTTCGTCCATCAAAAACAGATGGCGATCAACTAGGTCAGGACATTCGAAGTTTAACACCAAACAGTTTGCCTTATCACCATTTTCGTCAGGTTGACTCGGCCAAACTTCAAACTTGCCAGGTTTCCCTTCTAGTGGAGGATCAAGATCACCAAGTGGCTCATAGTTCGGAAGATGTTTTCGACTGAACAATAACGTGCAGTGCATCTTTGTTGGAGCTACTTTGTTTGGAATGTTATGGGTTTTAATAAATTCTTGTAGAGTATCAATAGTTTTGTCACCAAAACTAACGGCCGCATATGTTCCAGGCTTCTTCGTTTTTATTTCATTTAATTTCATTTATGTGTTGTTCTATCCATCGTTGAGCTGAATTTTGTGTTTCAGCAATTGTTTCGTATATATTATCATATATTTTAAATTCAATATCATACTCGCTTCGTTCATTTTTAATCATAATATAAAATATACCATCACCAATCTTTTCACTTTTGCAACGAAGGCCCATATTGTTCTCCCTTATCTGTCTCTTATACACATCTGACGCTGCCGACGAAGGCTTAGGTGTAGA